CATTTAGCAGGAGAACTTTGTTCTCTTAATTCTAAACCTTGTCCAAAAAAACTTCTTTTAAAATTATTTTTTATAGGTAATTCATCAAATTGTTCTATGACACCAGTTTTATCTACAACTCTATAACTAGGACCAACTGTTGTACCACCAAATCTAGTAGGACCTTCTAATAAAGTATTTACTATTTTTCCGTTATCATCTTTTAAATAATAAGCATTTTTATTTCCACGTTCTTTTGCTATTTTACTTAATTCATCAAAAGTGTATTTTTTCTTAAGTAGGTATTCATCTCCCACATCTACGTATCTAACTAATAATTTACTTGCATCTTTAGGATTAACAACATTTACCTTTTGATAAACGTCAGCGTTTAATACTCGTCTAGCTTTAGCCATACCAGGATTTTTAGCTATGCCATAAAATGTTTTACCTGCTTTAGTTGCTTTATTTACCCAAGCTCCTGCTAAGTTTAAAGGGTCTAATCCTAAAGTAACTACACCATCAATAAGACCTGAAACTAATTTATATCTATCCGTACCTGGTGTAGCTATATTTACTGCAGCAACTCTTCCAGGACTTATAGTTACGCCTTTATATAAATTATTGTCAATTCTATCTCTCTCAATTTGAGTAATAGGTTTACCTAATTGTTCTTGAATTACTTTTTCTAATGCTTCTAATTGACTTTGGTCTTGTATTGTAGAAGCTAGTTCTTTATAAATTTCTGTATCTTTAGCTAAAGTAGAGTTGCCGAAGTACCCTTCTCCTAAGTTTACTCTTTGACCTTTTGCCATAGCTTTTATAGCCATACCTGCTTGAGTAGGTCCTAATGCTTTTTTATTTTCAGCATATTGTTTTCCTAAACCCATAGCACGAAACATAAGGTCATCGCCAAGTCCTAAACTTCCTATACTTCCAAACATAGCAGCATATGCTGCCCAAGGACTTTTACCTGCTTCAGTTAATGTTTTAACACCTGCTTGAAATGGTCTTTTAACCATAGCTTCAGCTAAAGAATCCATACCTACAAATGCAGAACGAATAAATCCTTTGCCGAAGTTTCCTGCTTTTTTTAAGAAACTATCTTTTTGTTCGTTATCAATTTCAATTTGTCGTCTAACTAAAGAAGTTAATTCAGGATTATCTATTGTAAATCCCATTAATGCACTACCAATCATTGCATCCCTAGGAAGAATATTTCCAAATTTATTTACTATTTCTTCTAAGTTAAGACCTAATTCAGGTTGACTAGAAATAGTTTGCTTAATAGCTTTAAATTGGTTTTCTCTATTTTTTCTAGCGTTGTAGTTATTAAGTTCTAAGTCGACAGGTTCAAATCCAAATATTGCCATTTTACCTCATCATTGCCGTAACTTCTTCACTACCTCCCAGTAAGTCATTTATTGCAGCAAGTATAGCATTAGTCCTATCAATACCATCAGGTTGCTCCATTTCAAAACCAGGAAAAGTAGGTAATGTATCTTTAATCTCTACACCTGGTCTATCTGTACTTCTAAACACATTGCCTGCCATAGGACTTGGTCTTTGTTGTTGTTCAGGTAATGGTTCTACTTGAGGCTGATAATCAGCTACTTGTAACTCTTCTTGAGGTTGTAAAGGTGTACTACGTAACATTTGTTCACGTTCTGCTGCACCTTCACCTCTTTGTGCATCTACTGCAAAAGATTTTTTAGCTCGGGTCATCTTCTATCCAAACCATTTGTAATTTACCATAACCTGGTACGTATATTATTGTTAGTCCGTCCATATTACTCCACTCGTTTTCAGGATATTCTGCTAACTGGTCATTAAGATACAGTTCAGCAACATCCAATTTATTTATATTCCAATCCTCACTTGTAACAATATTATGAAAAGTATTATTAATATTTATTTCTTCATCCATTACAGACCTCCAGGAACAGGAGCTTGTGCTAATGCTCCTTGATTAATTAAACCAAGTACTTCTTCAGGACTTGGAGGTTGACCACCACCTTGTGGAGGAACTGGTCTACCACCTCCACCACCCATCATTGCTGCTAATGCTTGCTCTTGAGGGTTCATTTGTGGTTCTTCAACTGTAAAAAACTTTTTAAGTGTTGTTGCCATTTGGCTAGGTTTATTATATATATCTACTAATGCCATTTGTGCTTTAGGATTACCTTGACTAGCTTGGGCTAACAAAGCATCAAACATTACAGATTCTGCTTTATCTTTAGTAATACGTTCATTCATAGCAGCTAAATCTTCTAATCCATCCATTTCATTTTGCATAGTATGTTTATCAATAATTCCTGCTTGATATAACTGTAATCCAGTAATAACTTTAGATGCTTCATCAAATGTAGCCATAGCACCATATTTACGTTTAGTAATATAGTTTCCATCAATATCACTTGCAGGAGTATAATTTTCTGCAAAAGCTGCACCTTTGATAGTTCCAACCATAGGCTTACGTTTGTTTAAAGCAAGTTCATCAAATTCTAATCTTTTGTAATCTATATCTTGAATAGCGTATTGTAGTACTTTATGATACTCATTAACCATTGCACCTACACCTGCTTGTAATTCTTCTAATCCTCTACCAGTAACAAAACTGTTAGGTGATATTGAGTCATCTTGTACAGGGTAACCTGCTACAGTTCTAAGATGTCTTTCAAGTCTTGATACAGATTCAAACAACTGATAAGGCAAGTTAGTAACTGGTTTAATTACTTGTGAACCTGGAGCTAAATAGTTAATAGCATTTCTACCTTTACGGTATTGTCCACTTTCAATCTCACCTACAATATTTGTTTCTGTAAATACTGCATCTTCCATTGCTATGACTGACATAATATTTACTTTTGCCATAGCAGCCATTAAACCTATAACTTGGTCAAACTGTCCTTGTATTTGGTCAAAGGAATATCTTTTAGCACAAACAAAAGCAGGTCCTGACTTTAATGGATTTGGAACAAAGTCAACAATAGTTTTGGAAGCAACGTGAACAACATATGTACCTTCAGGGTTTATGTATTCAACTACTACTTCACCTTTTTCATTAGAGTTTTCCCAAGAGCCATCTTGACCAGGATTAACATATAAACCTGATGTAAAATTATAAGGTTCATTTGTTTTCCTGCCTTGGTCTGAAAAATATGATTTAAGTTCAGGGTACATTTGTACAAGATATTCACCAGGTATTCTTCTTATAGTTACAAGTTCTTCAGCCATTTGGCTAGCACCTTGATAACCTGGAAATGTAGAGTAAGGGTCACGTAACTCTGCTACAGGATATACATTACCCTGTGGGTCAGCTTTACTTGTAATAACCCATACGGCAAAACCATAACCTGGTAACCATCTAGCTACTTGAGGTAATTGTGTTTCTAATCTATTGAATTGGTCATAAGAAGTTACAATTCTTTCTAACTTATCTTTTTTCTTTACATTTCTTTCACTATCTCTTGGATTAGTTACAAATACATCCAAGTTAGGAACTCTACCAATTTTTTGTGCAAGTCTATCTAATGCAGATACTAAAAGGTTTGGAGCAGGTAATAAATCCTCATCCATATTCTTCATTGATGGTCCTAGCAAAGCTGCTAATCCATCTGTTCCACCATTCATAATTGCTCTAAATCTTGCTCTATCAGGCAAAGCCTCATCGTGCATTTCTTTGAGGTGTATCGTTCTGTCTAAAATATCTTTAACTAGCATTTAACTCCAGGGTGCTTCGTTCCATTCTACTATATTAAATCCTTCATAGCTAGGTTTGTAATCAATTCCTATATCAGAAAAAGTTGCCTTTTGCAACTTTCGTAATACTTTAATAGGAAACCAACTTGCCATAACTACGTCAGACCTGTAAACATTTTTACGTCTAGCAGAAAAATACGATAGCTGTTTTCTGTATATCTCTGATTTTACTTTAGATTCTGTATCTCCGTATGGCAAAATAATTAATTTATCTGTAAACATAGGTGCAAGTGTTGTTACACCAAAATGACTATCCCATTTATTTTTATATGTTTCGTGACCTTCTAACATTATTCCATTATTGTTAGCATATTCTTTTATACGAGGGTCTTGTCTAATAGCTTTTTGAAAGTTGTTTTCTTCAATAACCCAGTGAGATAAATTATATTTTCTATGCCATTCTTTAATTACTCTAAAGGCTTCTTCTATTCCACCACCTTTATTATTTTCTAAATCAACCATTTGTAATAGAGCATCTTCTCCATTATCAAGTATTGCCCATAAAAATGCAGCTTGATATCCTGAAGCAGCAGGGTCTAAGCCTGCAACTAAATAAGAATGCTTTGGTATTACTCCAATATTTTTATTTATATCCATACATTGTGTTATGTGTTCAACATTGAAAATAGATGCTCCACCTTCTCCTGGTCTATTCTGATAAACCATTTCAAATCTTTGTAAACCACCAGTTGTCATAGCATCACGTTTACGAGATAGTAACCATTTGTAAGTTCTAAACCCTGACCATAACATACAGTCAACGTGTTCTTCTTCTTCAAGTTCAGGTATTGTACAACTAGAACTATGTGCTTCTTCTACTATTGTTGTCCAAGCCTCACTATCCAATAACGATGAATACAAATCATCAGGATGCTGTCTTGAACCAATAACAATAATTGCTGTGTGTTCCTCTTTACGAGATGCAAGAGTTGTTGTCCACCAGTTCTTAGTATTATTTCTAGCACTAGGTTGTGCTGTAGATGCGTGGTCCTCAATGTCGTCTGCAATAATTAAATCACAGTCACGAGATAATATCTTGCCACCTTTACCTATACCAATCATTGTAGGTGACTTAATACCGTGTACTGTTCTTGTTGATACAGTAAAACCATTTTGTGACCAAGATTTACCAGTTCTTGTTCTAGGTTTAAAAGAACCACCTGGTCCACAAAAATCTTCTTTTAATGCTTCATTACTTTCTAATGTATCAATTACAGATGACACAGAGTTCTTAGCAATATCTTCATTACCACCAACCCACATAATTCTAATGTTAGGGTTTTTCATAATACGCCATACATCAAAGTGAATTAACAATTCTGTTTTACCGTGTCTAGGTGGAGACAATATCATTTGTTGTCCACCTTCTTCTATAGCTTTATTTAGTGCTTTAATCCAGTTCTGATGAAATGGTGCAGTTTCAAACGGTATACCTTTTTCTGTTAAGAAGTATCTATTTCTAAATGCAGTAAAACTTTCTAGTGATTCAATAGCAGCATTAGGTACATCCCAGTCTTGTTGTGCTTTTTCTAATTCAACATCTTCTTGGTACGCTGCCATAAATCTTGATATCTGTGCTTTACTGACTTTAAGTAATCTAGCAGCTTCATCTCTTGTAATACTGTCTTGTAATACTTCGTGAATAATTCCATCTTGTACGAACTTTTCATAAACGTTACCACGTCTAGCACTAGCACGTCCATCTTGAGATTCAGTTTTCTTCTTAGGCTTTTTAGCATTAAGATTAGTTTTCTTTTCAGGAAGTATATATGCCTCACCATTTTGTTTAGCTCTCCATTTACGTTTATCAATTAACTGACGACATTTGTCTGAACAAAATTTTCTTTGACCTTTAGGTAATAAATTTGCACAGTCAGGTACTGCACATACTACGTTTACCATTTGACTCTATCAGCCCACCAGGCTGCCGACATCTTCCCCTTTTTAATATTCTTAGCGTGCCTTGCTTTAAAAGATTTACGTCTTGCTTTCTCCTTAGCAGACGATGGATTTTTACCTGCACCTGATACACCTTGTTGTCCAAATCTAATTAACTTCATTTTATGACCTTCTTGAGCCAAAACAACGTGTGACTTAGTAGGATGCTTAGGTGTACGTTTAGGTTTATTAACACCTGACAATCCGTGTTTCTTTAATAAATTTTTCTTACGTGCATCGTGTGCCATTACTTAGGTTTTCTCCTATATAATTTTTTAGAATTTTTGCTATGAGTTTTACCTGTATGTATACTACCATCTTTCATCTTATGATAAGAGCCTTTATATAACTTACCTGATTTAAGATAGTAAGGCATTATTCCTCTTCCATCTTCTCTAATAAAGCAATGGTATTTTCATTATGGTCTAAAACAAACTTATCCATTAAAGCAGCAACCTTTTCAGGATTAGTCTTTTTAATAATCATAGTCTTTTCAACTTGCATTCCACCACAAGCGTTAGCTAATTGAATAGCCCATTTCTGTAACAACTTCGGTTCAGAAAATATATTTTTTGAATCCATTATTTCTTTTTCATCTTTCTTAAAGTCTTAGCAAGTTGAGCTTGCTTAACTGTTCTAGTGTCGTATCTCTTAGGATTCTTAAGAACCTTAGCTGAAAACTCTTTAGTAGTCATACCACGTTTTTT